ATAAGTTACCACATCTTCCATAGGACCATCAATAGTCATATTAGCTACATAAACGTAACCATTGAATACTAATGCACCACCTAAATCGTCTGTGAACTTAGCCAAGAATTTTGTTCTATTATCTATTGCTGTTTTAATCCAAGCAGCATCAATGTAATCTGCGTAATCTACAAGTCCTTCAAAATCTAATGTAAAGCTCCTAGCTCCCATAATTGATTCCGACCACCCAGCCGAATCTCTTGATGTTACATCTATTGGACTTGCTTCTACGTTTAATGTAAAGCTACGAGAGTGACCAAAGGCATAATTAGTACCTCCATCGACAGCATATAATACTAAGTTAGTTCCGTTTACTATTCCCATTTTATAATTGTTCTACTATATTTCTAATTCTAATTACTTTTATAACTTCATAAAATCCTTGATACATATTCTCAATGTAACTACTAGATTCAAATTGATTTGTAATAACTTTAAAATCAGGAAATGTATCTGGTAATGATGATCTGTTTATCAATAATTGCATTACTTGGTTTGATATATTATCTGACTGTGTTTTGCTATAACTTGTAGCATCCGTTCCTGTAAATATTTGCACTGTTACAACGCAATTACTGTTAAAATTACTCTTTGTAGATTCATCTACTACACTAACATTAGATATTTGTACATAAGGATAAGATGCAGTATCAGGAATATTATCATAAATAGGAACAATTACCGAATTAACAGTAACCACACCATTTAATTTATCAAAATAAGCCTTCCTTAAACTATATCCTACGTCTTTCATTATTCAAATTCAGATGTCAAGTTTTCCTTTACAGTTGGCTCAACTATCGGCTCAATCCAATCGCCAACAATAACCAAATTTAATTTAGTAGCTATAAATTCCCAAGCGTAATCATCACTTTCAGACCACTTTTGGTAGTCTTCGCCCGACATAGTTAAATTTCCAGTCGCTAATGTTTGCTTTGTGTCACTCATTAAAGAGTAGTAAAAAGTTGCTGATACTCCTAAAGTTACATTGACCGCATAGGCGTTAAGTATCTCCGCACTCTCATTAGTTCCGTTATCCCAAATTTGGATAGGTTCGATTTGTTTCATAATTTATTTGTTTTCTAATTTATGCTATTTTTATTAATCTATAAGTTACACTTTGTGTAGCTCCGTTTGTTTGTTCTACTTGTATGTTATTGCTACTTAAAGTTATAAATAAATTACCAGCATTAGTTTGTTGCATAATTTTTGCAGATGCTGAGTCCCAAGCAATAATTGCATACGCGGAATAATTTGCAGGTAAACTATCTTGCGATGGAACAGAAACGTATATTGTATATAAGCCTCTTATACCACTTATAGTATAAATAGTTGTAGGAGTATTTGATGCCATACTAACATCACCCGAATCTTGAGCATAACCTGTATTGGTTTTAATCCTACCATTTATCTCTAACTTATAATCACCGCTTGTTGTTGCAGTTCCGATTAGTACGTTACCGCCTGAAGTGATACGCATTTTTTCAGAACTTGATGTTGAAAATCTGATATTATCATTTTCGTTAAGATAAATCATATCTTGACCATAAGAACGTAATGAAAGTGAACCACCACCTGGACATATTACAGAACCCGCTGAAGTATTAACTGAATTATTTAATATTAAAGCATTACCATTTTGTATAGTCACACTCGAGCTAAAGGTCGCTGCTCCTGTGGAGGCTATGGTTAATGAACCAGCCCCAACATTAACTAATTCTAAAGAATAACCTGTTTGACTTGCATCATTAGACCTAATTTGTAAAGACGCTTTTTCAACACCTTCGCCATTTTGAATTGAATATCCACTACCTCTACCTGCTGAATAATCAGCAGTATTTCTAACATAAATTACACTTCTTATACCTCCAAAAGTATCTTGAAAATCACTTTGTGTTTGAGTACCACTACCCCCACTTCCACTACCAACTTGTAAACTCCCTACAAACCTTCCAGTCCCATTAACATCTAACTTGTAAAGGCTTGGTGAGGAAGTATAGCCTATCTCTAATGAACCCGATGAAGGTAAGCTAAGTATTCCGTTAGCACCTAACGTCATTGCTTGGGTAAAGGTTATAGCGTTACCTGCTGTGCCATCAATAGCATTTCTCCAAACGTGATTACCTGCTGATTGATAATAATTGGTTGCTACCGAATTTGTTAAATATATCCAATTTGAGCCATTATAAAATGCATTATTACTTAAATTTAAATCATTTACAACAGAAGCTATTGATGCTTTTGAGCCTATTTGCATTGCAATACTACTCCCCCACGCACTCGGAGTTACTCCTAAGCCTAAGTTGCCACCTTGTTGTAATACAAGTCTATTAGCTCCACTATTACCATTAAATCTAAATATATCACCTGCTCCATCTTGTTGTATAGTTAATCCTGTATTAGTTCCACCGCTATTATAAATAAATAATTTATCAGTTTGTGGAGCAATGCCAATTGAAACTCCGCTACCATCATCCCTAACTAAACTATTCCCTATCGTATTAGCACCTGTAAACTTAGGTATGTAGTTTGTTGTTCCTGATATAGCACTTGCTAAAGCATAAGAACTGTTATCATAACTAATAGTTGTTCCACTAATTTTTACAAAGCCTGTTCCACTAAGTTGTGGTTGGTATTGAGGAATATTTAAGGTAGAACCTACTAATGTAGATGCTCCACTTGTTCCTGTAGTAGTTAGTGTTATTGCGTTTTGCTTATTATTAAAAGTAGTCCAATTTGCAGAAGATAATAATCCTCTATTTGTTGCACTTGCAGTAGGTAAGTTTAAGGTAATATTACCGCTTGATGTGATAGGGCTATTAGCTACGTTTACATCAGTTCCAGAAGTTCCTAAATCTAAACCAACACTACTTACTTTAGCATTTAAAGCATTCTGTAAATCAATTTGATTAGATAAAGTTCCTGTAATAGAACCCCAAATAGCATTAGGAGAAGAAATCCTTACATAAACGCTACCTGACCAACGATAAACAAAATCATTATCTAAGGTTACATATATCTTTCCAGTTTCTCCAGTAGCAGGTAAAGCGGCAAAATTAGCTACCTCTACTACATCATCAACATAACTAGGTAATTGAGTTGAAGGAACTTTTCCATCACCACCTAAACTCGCATAACCGTTATTAACTCCTTTATTAGCTAAGTTTTCTGGAGTATATCCTAAATTAGCTTGTTTATTATTAAATGTATTCCAATCAGTAGCACTTAAATAACCATCTACGGAGGTTGTAGCTTTTGTAATACCAATAGTTCCAGAAGTAGTAATATTTCCACCTGTAAGCGGAGCAGAAGTTCCAACCGAAGTTACTGTACCTACATTCCAAGTTCTATCAGCAGCTAGGCTATAACCTACACCATTAATAGTCATTATTCTTGAATTGATAGCAGGAGTATATCCTAAAGCATTTGTTACATCTAAAGAAGAAAGACTAACAGCCCCAACTCTTGTATTAAATGAAGTAACTCCTACGTTTACCGCATAAGTTCTATTTGCTGATAAGTCAAAGGTCTGACCGTTTATTGTTATTGTTCTTGCAGAAGGTACTTTAGAGTTGAAGTTAACAAAATCATCAGCTGCTAAATAACCATCAGTTAAACTATCCGATTTAGCTATTGATAAACTTCTATTTGCACTTAAATCACCACCACCAGATAAAGGAGAGGTAGTTGCAATATTTCTTGAAGCTAAAGCATAAGTAGAGTTATCGTAGCTAATTGTAGTACCATCAATTTTAACAAAACCAAGACCGTTTAAAGCAGGTTGTTTAGCATTAAAAGTAGACCAATTAGTAGATGTTAAGTAACCATCATTAGAAGAAGTAGCAGCACCAAGTTTTGTTTCAATAGATGATTTAGTTTCATCCCCTGTATTACTACCGCTAAGGTTAGAAGAGTTTAAAGTTCCTGTGAATAATCCGTTACCAAGAACATGAAGTTTTTGAGTAGCTGTTATTCCAATACCAATACCTGATGCACTTTCAGAAATGATACTGTCAGCAATAACTCCACCAGCAGTAAACTTAGATAAGAAACTAGCAGTTCCAAGACCTGTAATTAATCCAGATTCAGAAATATTTTGCCAATCAACACCATCACCAGAGGAAACTAAAAACTGACCAGCTAAACCAGGCTCATTATTCTTGTCAAATAATCTACCAGTTAGTTTAAATGATCCATCAATAGATACAGTATTACCCGATAAATAAAGTGGAGTATTATTTCCAAGTCCATCAGTTATCTGCTTTAATGTGCCATTAATAGCCCCATTGTCTGATATTTTTAGTAACGCATCGTAGGTTGATGCTATGGTTTGTCCTGTAAGTGAAGCCATTTGTATATTTTGCCTTAAATTAGTAAAAATTTATCAATTTAACAATATTTTTTATCTACAGTTTCTTACCAAAGTTTGAAACAAATTCTAGTCCTTTTAAGTCTATTGTATTTAAAAAATAATATCTTCCAATAATCGGAACTCGATTACTAAAAGTTGGGTTGTTTGATTTATATGGAGCAGCGATAGCATTTGTATTTATCTTACTCGCAAAATCTGTTTGTATAGATACCGAATCACTAGGCTTTAAACGAGTACCAAACTCAAAGTATATAAACTCTTTAGATGGTATCGCATAAGCAAATCCGTTAACTGTACTTTTATTATTCTGCATTCTATATTTTATCGGACTACCAGGAACGACAATTCTATCATTATCCCCTCCAATTCCATCAGAAGCATATTTGGAATTTGTTATATCACTTATATCAGTTACTGTTTTCTTAACCTTCTCATCACTATATTCCTTTACAGCATCGTAATATTTTTTATAATCTTTTAGTACTTGCCTTAAATCTCCCATCAGCTCCTAAGCCATCCAACAATTTTCAAATAGTAATTACGTTCATCTTCAATAATAACCGAATGGATAATGTAATTCTTCCCTCTATATCCTATCTTATAAGTCTTATCTATGTATTGGCTATTTTCATTCCAATTTTCTAAAAGTTGTTCCCAGATGCTTGTATTATCCCAATTCAAAGAGTTTCTATAGCGAATAATAAATTCAAATTTGTTATTACCAATTCTTTCAGCACCTTGTATTGATAAGCTACCATCGTATGGTTTTACCTTAGCAAATGTATCATATGAAGTCTGGTAATTAGGAGTAGTACCACCTGCATCATCAAATGTTAACGCATACTTAATAAGTTGTATTTTCTCTCTAAAATCTGATGACTTATGGAATGTTCTTCTCATTAGAATAAATAAAATCTGCGATAACTATTAGCTGCTTGTTTTGCACCATTGGAAAGTTCAACAACTTGTGAAGAATCCATTACATTTTCTCTAAACTCAAAATCCATACCAACCTGCTTCATTATAGCAACTTTTAAATCTACAGGAAGTGGATCGTAACCAGCAACGTACTCAATCTCAACTGGTGTATTAATATAGTTGAATCTGATGTTTTTAAAGCTATTACCAGTAATTACATAATCAACTCCATTAACCAGAGTAGTCTTTACTCCTGATTCATCTATAGACTTAACACTTGTAACTGATTGGATAGGTCCGTAAGGAATATCAATATTGCTACTTACTTGTTGAAACGTAGAAACTAATGTTTTAGTCGCAAAAGTACAACCAGTATATCTTTCCATCTTAGACCTAGCACCAGAAATTAAAGTAGTCAATAATGAATCCCAATTAGAAAAATCTATATTAAGATAATCTCTCATTTCAGGAACTGTAACAGGCTCTGATATTAAATCGGTTTTTATTTCTACGTCAAGTCCTAAAGTCATTATTTAGTTTTTTTAGATGTTTTAAGTTCTTTTGTTTTAACCTCTAGTTTCTCTTGTTTCTCAACAACCACATCTTCTTTAATTTCTATAATCTTTGCCAATTTCTTTGAAACTAAAAGTTCTGCTCTCTCATCAGAAACCTCTAACAATTCTGCTTCAACTACAAATCTTCCTAATTGTAAATCTCTGTAGGCTCTTATGATTTTTATTTTCGTACTCATAA